GAGAAAAGTAAAAACATGGACATTCAAACATTATTCAATGCGCTCAAGACGAAATATCCTCAAAGCGGATTGAGCGACAACGAGATTACAGGGCTTGCAAAGAGCCTGTTTGCCACTGGTTTAGTGACTGACGAGAACGCCGCAGCGATTGTGGACGGCCAAGCGGACACAATGAAGGGCTTTCAGAGCCTGTTCGATTCGCGCTTCACGTCTAAGAAAAACGACCTCACGAAGACCCTCACCGAGAGCCTTGAAAAGTCGTTCAAAGAAAAGTATCACATCGACGAGAACGGCAAGCAGACTACCAACGAGCCTCCGAAGGACGATGATTTGGATGCGAAGCTCGCAAAGCTGTTGGACGAGAAGCTCAAACCCTTCACGGACAAAATCACGGCAGAGGAAGCGAGACGCACCCAAGAACAGCGGACTGCTCAAATCTTAGAGAAGGCCAAGGCCGCTGGTATCAGCGAAGAGCTGGCCAAGATGTTGAACGTTCCGAGCGACGTGCAGGATTTGGACGCATTTATGAAGGACAAAGCCCAGCAGCTCACAAACCTCGGATTCCAGCCTGTAGTACCTCCGTCGGGTGGTGGTGAGCCGGAAGGCGACGGCAAGGCTATTGCCGACATCATCAAGGCAGGCACTCCAAAGAAGGAAGGCGAGGGCAAATAGTATTAACCCATTAAAAAGTTAAAGCAATGCCAGCAGGATTCAATTACAATCTTAACCCCGCAGCCGTTGTCGAAGAGATTTGCGATGTGCAGACCCTCCACCACAAGAGAGGCCCGTACAAACTCGACACCACGGGGCTGACCATTGGCTCGAAGCTGCCGCGTTTTACTCCCGTTGCCGCTGACCTCAAAACCCGTATGGTGAAGGTGGTCAAGAACGTCAAGGTACTGGAGGAAGTTGCCGCCGATGCTACGAGCGTTAAGATTGCCAAGAAGTCACTCGCTTACGTGGGTATGCTCCTTGGCACTGGTGCGAAGGGTGCGAAGGTTACAGCCATCGACACCTCGAACTCCGCTTATGACACACTAACTCTGGAGGCTGCTTTCGGAGCGAAAGTTTCAGCCGACACCGTACTCTTTGAGGCAAGCGCAGCAGGAGGCACGACCCCCAAAAACACTGCCAATTTCGTAATCTACGAGGAAACCAAGGTCGAGGAAGGCATCGTACTCGTTGCCCTCATCATGCAGGCTTTCGAGATTCAAGAGAGCAAGCTGACCCTCCCCATCTCCGAAAAGGATAAGATTGGGCTGACCTCACGCTTCCAGTTCGAGTAATAACCCCTAAAACGAAAGAATATGTTACTTACAATTCAGACATTATTCAACGACCCCGATGTGGTACAAGCCACCATCGACCGTGTTCTCCAGCAGGGGCTTGACCGTATCTATTGGCAGCAGTATCTGACCTTCCGTCGTACTACGACCCGCGTATTCAAGGACTATCTCGGCACCGTTACGGGCGTGGTAGCTGGTTCTATCAACTCCCGTTATGGCGAGAAGCCAATCCGCGAGCGTAAGTCTCTCGGAAGCGGCTACGGCGAAATCGCCTACCTTGGCGATGCCTATCAGATGGACGTGGAGCGTCTTTCGGAGCTGCAAGACCTCATCGACAAGTTCAATGAGGCAAAGACCGCCGACCAAGTGGCTGTTATGAACGACATCATCCAGTTCATCACCGACGATTACCGTCAAGTTATCCTCGCTCCCCACAAGCGTATGGATATTGTTGTCGGCTCTCTCTTGATGACTGGTGCTGCCACCGTGAAGAATAAGGACAATGCCGACGGCGTTGAGCTGCTCGACATCTCTCTGCCCTTCCACTTCATCACTCCGACCAAGGCCGAGGTGATTCAAGACAGCAAGATGTATTTCATCACATGGCTCCAGCGTAAGCTCGCAGCCCTCCAGCCTCAGTTCGGCAAGTTCGAGAAGATGGTTATGAGCCGTGGCACATTCATCAAGAACATCGTCGGCTCCGTCGAGTTCGGCGAGACCTTCAAGATGATTCTGCCCGCCCAGCAGTTCAACATCAACACTGGCCTCATTACCTCTCAGATGGCTTCTAACGTCCTCGTAGGCGTTGGTCTGCCCTCCGTAGAGATTAAGGAGGACTATGTGGAAGAGCAGAACGGTACGAACACTCAGATTTATGCTGATAACCGTATCACCTTCCTGCGCTCCGCAACAGATGAGAAGATTGGCTGGATGCGCCATCACACTCCTTACGAGGCTACCGACCCCGTAGAAGGCCGTGTCTATCGCCCCGTCGGAAACGACAACGGACAGATGCTTATCAGCAACTACCGCGACAAGAACGGTCGCTATATGGAGTACACCGCCGAGTGGATTCCTCAGATTGCCGCTCCGAACAAGATGGTGAACCTCAACCTCACCACTCTGAACTCAGATTAAGGGTAAGGGCGAGAAATCGCCCTCCCTTCATTCATTCAATAATTAAATCCTTTCAGAAATGAAGAAGTTTATTTTTTGCGCAATGATGGCCGTACTCACAATGTCGGCCTATGCGAGCGACGTAGGTAGCGCAGCTCCCGAAGTCAAGTCAGAGACCCTTTTCAGTGCGCCCGATGTCACAGTCATGGAGGCTCCTTCTATGGAGTACGTGACCGTGAATGTGGTCAACACCGCCAGCGACATGGTGCTGGTTAGTGCCGTCGAGGTGAAGAGCGTCGCAGGTGTTCCTGCTCCCAAGCTGACCCCTGCATGGTTCACCAACGGCTTCGCATTTATCTATGATGCGGCAAAACTCGCGCCTCCCAATAGTATCAATGCAAGCTGGCGATTACGACACTACGGCAGTCCGAAGTTCAAACGACACTCTAAATTGAATTAGGAGCATGGCCGACTTGACCGTAAAAGCCGCACTACAGGCACAAGTACAATATCCGCTGCCTTCAAACTTCTTTTTGTCAGTAATGGTGAAAAGAGGTCTTGAAGACGGCGAATGTACTAAGGAGATAATGGAATCGCCTATGTTCAAGGGTGCAATGGCTGACTGCCTGCGGCAGATTATCCTGTACCCGTCGAGCATTTCCGAGGGCGGTATGTCAATCTCGAAGACCGATAAGGATTCCCTTCTGAGTATAGCCAACAAGCTGTATAAGGAGATAGGAGAAGAGCCTATCAACGAGAGACCAAAAATAACCTGTTTTTGATATGTTAGATTTCAGACCTCACAAACTCATCGTCAAGACCTTCACGGGTGGAGGATTGGACGAAAACGGCGTACCACAGCCCGACCGCGAAGAGACCGAAGAAGTGCCGTGCAGGATTGTTCCGAATGGCTCTTCCCAGCAAGTCCGCTTCGATGACGGCGTGGCGCACAACTATTCTTTCTCCATTTACCTCAACCAAGATTGCAGGACTTTCAAGGTTGGCGAGAAGGTGAAGCTCATCGGGCTTGATGGAGAGGTGGAGAATGACAAGGAGTTTGAGGTTATTGGATTCTTCCGTAACCAGTTGAACGCTCGCTTATGGGTATGAGTTTGCAGCATATAGACAGGGTGCTCACCCTGCTTGGAAAAGCTAACGCCGACATTGAAAATGCCGTCGCCGAAGCCTATGCCGAGGCTGGCGAGAATACCGTTAGCAAAATCCGAAGCGGTGAACTCAGCAACTGGAACGATAACACGGGCAATCTCCGTTCATCCATCGGCTATGTGGTGTGCCGCAAGGGTCAAATAATCAAGTCGTCGGACTTTGGCACAGTGCTCAATGGTGCCGAGGGGTCAGAGAAAGGCCGCAATTTGAGCAGGAGGCTGGCCGCAGAATATGCGCGTTATGATTTCGCCCTCATCATCGTAGCAGGCGAGGAATACGCGGTATATGTGGAGGCGGTCGATGGCAGGGTAGTCCTTGCTGGAGGCCAGCTTTATGTTGAGAAGAGTATCACACGAATTTTGCAGGACAAAATCAACAGCGTATTGAAGAAGTATGAAAAATGACGTGGAAGTAAGGCAAGACGTTTTCGCCGTCGTTATGCAGTCCGAAATCAAG